TTCCCTGGAAACGCTGGGTACTAGCTGACATGTTATCTATAGACGATGATGGTCTGTGGCGTACAAAAACGTGTGTAATTCTTGCAGCTAGGCAAAATGCTAAAACGCATTTATCTCGAATGCTTATATTGAGTCATTTATTCTTATGGGAAAGCAAAAACGTATTGGGCATGTCATCAAACCGCAATATGGCACTAGATACATTTAGGCAAGTTGCTTACATGATAGAAGATAACGAATTTTTAAAAAAGCAAGTAAGACAGATACGTCTTGCTAACGGTCAAGAATCTATTAGCCTAAAGAATGGCGCTCGCTATGAGATAGCAGCAGCTACACGAGATGCGCCACGTGGTAAGACAGCAGACTTCTTATATCTTGATGAGTTACGGGAATGGACACCAGAAGCCTTTACAGCTGCATTACCAGTAACACGTGCAAGGCCTAACGCTATGACGTTGATGACAAGTAACGCAGGTGATGGGTTTAGTACAGTGCTAAATGATTTACGTGAACGCTCATTGTCTTACCCGCCAGAGAATTTAGGTTATTATGAATGGTCAGCACCACAGCACTGCAAGATAAATGATCGTAAAGCATGGGCTATGGCTAATCCAGCATTAGGTCATTTGATTACAGAGCAGACACTAGAAGAATCAGTCAACACAAACAGCATAGAAGCTACACGTACTGAGATGTTATGCCAGTGGATAGATAGCGCAGTAAGCCCCTGGGTCTACGGCAGTATAGAGGCTTGCAGTGACAGTAACTTAGAGATACCTGTAGGCCCACAGACAATTATGGCATTTGACATAGCACCGACACGCAGATCAGGTGCATTAGTTATGGGTCAAGTCAAAGACGGCAAGATAGCCGTAGGTCTAGCACAGCTGTGGTCTAGTGATGTGGCTATTGATGAGATTAAGATGGCAAGTGATATAAATGAGTGGGCTAGAAAATACCATCCGACTATTATCTGCTTTGACAAGTACGCAACACAGACACTCAGCACCCGCTTAGAGCAAAGCGGATGGAAGATGCAGGATGTTAGCGGTCAAGCCTTCTACCAGGCATGCAGCGACCTATCCGATGCTATGGCTAATAACCGTTTAGTACATTCTGGTCAGGCAGAGCTAGTACAGCATCTAAATAATTGTGCTGCAAAGACTAACGATGCAGGCTGGCGAATTATCCGCAGAAAATCAGCGGGTGATGTTACAGCTGCAATATCCCTGGCTATGGTAGTTAGCGAATTAACTAAACCGCAACGCACCGCTGCTATATTTGTTTAATTAGTACCATTTGTCCGTTTCGTGGTATATTATGGTGATATGGGTCTATTGTCTGCTTTGGGTATAACTAAAACTAATAAAACCGTTGAAGCACAATACGCCCCTGCCGTTATGTTAGATTCTTATGGATTTAACAGCATAGGTACGCCATTTGGTTATGGTCCAATAGATCGTGCATTAGCTGTGCAAGTACCAGCTGTAAATAGATGCGCTAATTTAATTAAAGGTGTAGTCGGCTATTTACCACTTAAACTTTACAAAAAATCTACAGGCGAAGAATTAGCATCACCATTATGGGTAGATCAGCCAGATATTAGACAACCACGATCTGTAACAATAAGTGCCACAGTAGATTCACTTATATTCTACGGCCAAGCATTCTGGCGCATTACAGAATTATATGCAGATGATATGCGCCCTGCACGATTTGAGTGGGTAGCAAACACTAGAGTAACTGCACAAACTAATGCACTAGGTACAGAGATTTTGTATTACATGATTGACCAACAAAAAGTACCTATGGTCGGTGTTGGCTCACTTGTTACATTTCAAGGTCTAACACAAGGCGTATTACAAACTGCAGGCCGCACAATACAAGCCGCATTAGATTTAGAAAAGGCTGCAGCTATATCTGCTGCAACACCTATGGCTACAGGATTCTTAAAAAACACTGGCGCAGATATGCCAGAGTCGCAAGTACAAGGATTACTAGCTGCATGGAAGTCTGCACGTCAAAATAGAAGCACAGCATACTTAACTAGCACATTATCTTATGAGCCAGTTGGCTTTAGTCCTAAAGATATGATGTATAACGATGCACAGCAGTATTTAGCAACACAGATAGCACGTGCGATGAATGTACCTGCATATTACATAAGCGCAGATATGAATAACAGCATGACCTATCAAAATATAATTGATGGCCGTAAAGAGTTTGTTGCCTATTCCCTACAACCATACATTTGTGCTATAGAGGACAGACTTAGCATGGATGATATTACAGCTCGTGGCCACACAGTGCGTTTTGCTATTGAGGAATCATTCCTACGTGCAGACACAATGAAGCGACTAGAAGCGTTAGAAAAAATGTTATCTCTAGGTTTAATTACCGTAGAGGAAGCCAAAGAAATGGAAAACATGACCCCAGAGGGTAATGAGAATGGCAACGCTGAGTACATAAACAGCACTAAAGGAGAAAACGCATGAGTGATATACAACAAGCTAATATACCTGCTAGCACAGTAACGCTTTTAGCGTCTGCTGTTCGTACTGCAACAGTTACTGGCACAGCCGTCAAAGGCCTATCTGCCGCAAGATTATTAGTAATGCAATTAAACGTTACCGCAGCTAGCGGCACATCACCTACATTAGACGTGGTAGTGCAGGACACAGTAGATGGCACAAACTGGAATACTATTGCTACATTTACACAAGCAACAGGCGTCACACGAGAAGTAATTAGATTAACCACAGCATTCACCGATCAATTAAGAGTAGTCGGCACAATCGCTGGTACTACACCATCATTTACGTGTGAAGTCCTAACATGGGCGGATTCAAATTGATTCTTACATTTAGTAGTGCTGTAGAGAGCGCAGATACAGAGCGCAGAATAATTGCTGGCAAAATTGTGCCGTACGAAAGTGTAGGCAACACAAGTGCTGGCCCTGTTATGTTTGCTAAAGATTCTATAGATATTGGCGACCCTGGCAAAATTAAGATGCTTATGCAACACAAAGCAGATAAGCCAATAGGCCGCATGCAGAAGTTTAACAAAGCAGAAGATGGCATTTACGCTAGCTTTAAGATTAGCGCCAGCATGCAAGGCTCAGATGCATTAGTCCTAGCAGCAGAAGATTTAATTTCAGGGATGTCTGTAGGTGTAGAAGTAATTAAATCACAACAGAAAAAAGATTATATCTATGTAACTAAGGCGCAATTAAAAGAAGTAAGCCTTGTTGAGTCTCCAGCATTTACAGAAGCACAAGTAACTAAAGTTGCCGCTAGCGAAGGCGAAGCGGATGCAACAAATCAACCAACTACGGAAAGCGAGGCACAAGTGGACAACACCACCGAGCCAACAGCAACACCAGTGGTCGAGACAACTCCAGTAGAAGCCGCACGCCCTACGATTAGTGCATCCTTTTACACAGAGCCACGCTCACCAATTAAAACACAAGCTCAGTACTTAGAGCATTCAATTAAAGCAAAGTTAGGTAATCAAGATTCTAATGAGTGGGTATTACAAGCAGAAGCAAAAGCATCAAAAATGCTTACAGCTGCCGATGATGACTTCTCAACTAACCCAGCATTTTCTCCAACTATCTTCTCACCTACAGTAATTGATACACTGATTGGATCACGACCAGCTATTGATGCAATCGGTGTACGTGCTATCCCAGCATCAGGTATGACTATTTCACATCCAAAGATTACAACTTCAGGTACAGTAGCCGATACAAACGAAGGCGCTGCACCATCTGAGACAGGTATCGTATCTTCATACGTCAACGCAACTGTAAATAAGTTTGCAGGAATGCAACGCTATTCTATAGAGTTATTAGAGCGTTCATCCCCAGCATTCTTCCAAGCCATGTTAGAAAATATGACTCGTGCATATAACAAGGCAACAGACGCAGCTGTAATTGCAGAATTAACAGCATCTGGTACACAAGCTACCGCCGTAGCAGCTACATCTGCTGGTATTATTTCATACGTATCAACAGAAGCACCAGCTGCATATCTAGCAACAGGTGAGTTAGCAAGTGCTTACATTGCTGGCACATCACAGTGGTCATTACTATTAGGCGCAACAGATTCAACAGGTCGCCCAATTTACAATGCTGCTAATCCAATGAATAATGGTGGACAAGCAAACCCAACATCACTACGTGGTAACGTGCTTGGATTGTCGTTATATGTAGATCCAAATGCGGTCAGCACAACTATTGACGAGAGCGCTTTTATTGTAGTGCCATCATCAGTAATCGTTTACGAATCACCAATTTTACGACTAAGCACTAACGTAGTTACATCTGGTGAAATTGAAACAATGATTTACGGCTACCTAGCAACTAAGGTATTAGTAGCTGGTGGAGTAAGACGCTTTAACCTAACCTAATAAGTTAGGCCTGTAATAATCCCCTGGGGTTTAGTAGCCCTAGCCCTGG